GCGGGGTTATCCCACGCGGGACAGCAGCCAAAGATGTCAAATTTGACTACGGTCGCAAATCAAATACCGGTGTGCCGATCTCGTTTGAGGGATTGGTTGACACCTCCAAGGCCGTCGCCGAACAATTCTTTGAAATGCGCATTCAAACCAAGGCGCTTTAGTTGAGAGCCGCGAGCGAACGCTCGCGGCTTTAATTCTTATTTTTATCATTTATGCCTGAAATCAAATTAGCCGGTAAAACCTACGATTTAGAAGGAACGTCATTCACTGAGCGCAGTAAATGGCGCAGCAAATTCGGTGCGCCAATTTTGAATAAGTTGGGCCAAAGCGCCAAGGACATGGGATTAGTCGATCTCATCCCAACGATTAAAAAAAACGCCGAGAAAGCCGAGGGCGATATTGGCGCGACCGAGACGGTAGCCGAGGCAAACACGCCCGACCCGCTACGTATGGTAATTCGCCAAACGCTGAACCACAACGCGGTTGTGATTTCGCTGGTATCCGAAATGATTGATACCGCATTTGAGGCGGTCTGCTCATTTAGCAAGGCTATCGCCGACGACCGCGACCACATCAATAAACATTGCACCGAGACCGAAGTTGTAATGGCGCTGTTGGCAATGTTGCGGGTGGTTTACCCTTTGGAGGTTTTGTTCGGCCTGATGGGGTCGATTGGTTAGGCGATGCGGCTGATATTGATGAATTAGCGCTGGCCGAATGGGGTGTGATGCCCGACGATCGGCGACTAGACGCAATTGAACGCAACCGGCTGGCAATGAGCTATGTGGCGCGTATGCGCTGGCTAGCCAAATTGAACGCGACACACACGGCGGCTGAGGTGTGGCGCGGGTTTGCGGGTGATCCCCCAGCCGAAAACGAGACGGAGTCGACAACGACACGGAAAACCACGAGGGACGGCGATCAAGAGATTGAGGTTGTGAGGCCGTTTGACCAAATGCTAGGCATGATACCCGGGGCAAAACCGGTATCGCCAAAACAGGCGCGAGCGTGGGCAGAGCAGAAACAACGAGATTTAGAGCAACATGGCAGTAACACTAGGTGACGCAGTATTTTATCTGCGAGTTAACGAGAGCGAGCTAAACGCAAAACTAAGCGCGGCTGAGGCCAAGGCGCGAGAGTTTGCGGCGAAAATGCAAACCGCGTTTGATGGTGTCGGCAAAGGCACTGGCAACGCTGCCGCCGGTATTGATAAAGTCAAAAACGGCTTGCAAGGCGTAGAGAATCAAGCCCACACGACCGAGGGTGCATTGCAAAAAATCGTCAATGGTGCGCTAAATAAAATCGGGGCGCTCGCGGTTCAGGGGTTCGGAAAATTAATCGACCTCGGCAAAGAGGCGGGGGTTTCGATTATCAAAACCGCTGCCGATTACGAGACGACCATGAACGTTTTGCGTGATGTGACCGGCGCAACAGATGAGCAGATGGCAAAAGCCAGCAAAACCGCCAAAGCGCTAGGTGCAGACTTAGACCTGCCAAAAACAAGCGCAAGCGGTGCTGCGATAGCGATCACCGAATTAACAAAAGGCGGGCTATCGCTAGATGAGGCATTCGCAGCCGCAAAAGGCACGTTGCAACTTGCCACAATCGCAAAAATAGATGAAGCAAAAGCGGCGACAATTGCCGCTGGTGCGTTAAACACATTTAACCTAAGCGGCAAAGAATCCGAAACTGTTACAAATTTGCTTGCAGCGGCGGCAAATGCCTCGACCGGTGAGGTTCTAGATTTTGCGGAGGGCATACGAATGGGCGGCAGCATGGCTGCCATGGCCGGAGTCCCCGTAAAAGACTATATCGCTTCATTGGCACTGATGGCAAAAAAGAATATTGTCGGAAGCGATGCCGGGACATCCCTAAAAACAATGTTTATGGCTCTCATGAAGCCAACCAAAGAAGCACGGTCTTTGATGGATGAATACGGCATTAGTGTCTACGACGCAAGCGGCAAAATGCGCCCAATGCCGGATTTGATTAAGCAATTCAGCACGGCACTCGACGATAACGCAACAAAATTAGTTGTAACCGGAGGGGCCACAAAAAAACAAGCTGACGAAGCTAGTAAGGCAGCTGGACAGCAAGACAAGCTGACGGCAGCGATTGGGTTTGGTAACAGGCAACTTGAAATACAGCAACGAGAGCTTGCTGCTATGACGGCCAATAGCAAAACATCAAAAACAGCGATTGACAATAAAAAGCTATCAATTGACAAGCTGAAAAATTCGCTGGCTGAGAAAAACGACAAACTGTCCGACGCAAACGGCAAAATTGATGCCTACGCCAAAGCGACCGGCACAACACGCGAAGCAATTGTAAAAATGACGCAAGAGCAACGAAACAATGTTCTTGTGACATTGTTTGGCGCTGACGCAACACGCGCCGCTAACGCGGTGTTAATGGCTGGCGAGGAAAGTTGGAACGAAACAACAGAAGCGGTCAGCAAATCTGGAGCAGCTCAAAGCGCAGCGGCGGCACAAACCAAGGGCTTGGCTGGGGCGTGGGGTGGTTTGAAAAGCCAACTCGAAACAGTCGCATTGACATTGGGGGAGCCGCTGCTAAAGCCGCTGGCGGCAGCGGTCAATGGAATATCATCATTGATTGGGAACGCGGGCGTTAAGATCGAAACTTACATAGCTGGGTTTATAAGCAATTTCAATTCATTCTCTGACCCTCTTGAAGCACTACGCCAAAATAGTCAACTTCGATCACATCCCCGGGCGCAACTGCTTTGGGTAGCCCGACGCACGAAAGCGTATAGTTTGTTAGGTGCTTACGGGAGCGCAACAAATAAGCCGAGGCGATGGTATACAGCGCATTGCCTGCGTTGAGCGTATCCGCTCGTGATGTGCCAGCGGGGGTAACGTCAAAATTAACCGTTGCCTCACGTAGCCCATATTCGATGATTGATGCACTATCCTCAATGTAATACTCACTCGTGTATGCCCCAGCCGAATTTGTGCCATCACTATTCGCCCCGTCCCAATTTTTACGGCTCGAAATGGTGTAGGGCGAATCCATATCGCTATAGCTCAGGTTGAATTGTGCCGCGCCTAATCCATGTCCAACCGCAATCACACGATTAACGACCGTGCTGCTATCCTCACTCACTGCGACCGATTCGATCATGGCATCGCCGCCCATCACCCACGAAGCCGGATTTGCCACATTAATCAGCCGTGCCGCGATTGTGCCAGTCAGCCGTGAATCAAGCCATCGCCCATATCTGATTTGCTTGTCACTGCCCAACGCGAACCAACCCGCCTGCGTCCGCCGCATGACCTCAAGCAGACTAAAAAACGATTCGCCCGACGATTCGTATGCAACATCGTAAAAATCACCGCTCGAGTGATCGGTTGATACCGACCATCCGCCGCCGAACCGCGATGCGATGCGCCCCATCGCAGTGGGCATCGTTTCGCCGTTAAATTTCCAGTTAAACCCGACGGTCTTGCGCGTTAATTGCACAAGCTGATCGTGGCACGTCACTGATAACACATCGCCGTTTTCGTTTAGCGAATCAGTCGAGTGATAAAACTCGCCCAAATAGCCATCAACCGCGCTGTAAAGTTTGTAAACTTTGCCCCGTCCTACGCCCCGATCGAGCGCCACGACTTGAGGCACATCAAACCGTAACTCACCCAGCCGCGAGGCGCGTTTAGTGATTGCCAGTCTGCCGATTTCGGTAAACCAGTTTGTTTTTACGCCAGCGGCGTTGTGGACATCAATCCTAAACGCGCTCATTCTGCGATCACTCTAAAAAACACATTGACCACATTGCCCCCGACCATGAACCGCGAATTAATTCGGTATATTTCACCTGCCACCAGTGGCCCAAGCCGAGGCAATAAGAGCTTGTTGCCACTTGTTGTCAGTGTGCCAAGCAAAACCGCCGATGTTGCATCCGTATTGGTGCTTTCGCGTGTCGCAGTCCATCCGGCCCGACCCAACACGCGATTCAGCTCAGCCGAAACCGCACTCGACACACTCGACATATTGAAATCAATCGACACGTCGATCAGCGACGCGAGCGCATCCTCGCACGCCACCGAAACGGTCTCAGCGTTCTCGTCGAAATCCTCGCCTAGATGCCGGAATCGCCCGATAAAACCTAAACGCAAATGATATAGGTGATACCACTTGCGCGACCCCATTCCGGCATTGATGTATTCCAGCGTTGGCACGACAAACGACAACGCGCCAACCCGACTCGCACGTCTATTAATTTTCACCTGCGAAATCGCACTGGTCGTGCCGTTGGTTTTCACGTTGCCAACGCTGTAAATATCAACTCTAAACGCGCCTGTCATTTTGATGATCGCAAATTGTGGCGGGTGCGTCGAGTTGCCGCACCCGCCACAAAAATACTATTGCAGCATTACCTCAACAGGCGTAAACGCATTCAAAATCATGCCATTGCCAAGTTGCCCAGATGTGCCACCGCCCCACGCATAGAGCCGCCCCGATGCGCCCAGCGCGTAGTGCCCGTATGGCGCAGGCGCGGCAATAACAAGCGCCGTCGTGTCGGTGATCTCGAAATCAACAATTGGCTCAGGCAACGGGATTTTGCGAAATAGATTCGTAGATGCCGCCCCGCCCTGAGCGACTTGCCCGTGAACATCGTAGCCGTTACCCCACAGCACACCATCCTCGTCGAGCGCGAAAATATTCACCAACGCCGCCGCTACGCCACCGCCGCCAGCAATTTTCGCGCCGACAATCTTGCCTTGCCCCGCGAAAGTCGGCTTAACAAACACATTGCTTTGTGTGGTATTGCCAGTTCCTAATTCACCTGAAACATTGCCACCAACAACCCAAAGGTCTTTCAGCGAAGTGATGTAGCCTGCGTGAGCATTGTCGCCATTGCTACGCACCAGCTTGGTGACTGTTGTGTGCCCAAGAGTCGTTGCAGTAAACACCGATTTATTAACAATCGTGTTATCGCCGATTGCGCCCTGCACGTTATAGCCTGCGGTTTGAAGCGCCCCAGCTACGATGATTTGCGAGAATCCAAACGCTGCCGCCGCCGCCCCAACACCCATTGCGTTAATATCTGTGACGGTTTTGCCTGTCACCAATGTTGGAGATGTTCGGTTAGTGGTATCACCCAGCCCTAATTGCCCCTGAGCGTTGTAGCCCCAAACGCGCAAAGCGCCAGCGGTATCCATTGCCAGCACATGAGCATGTGCCGCGATGCCACCAACGCTAATTTTCGTGATATTCGTTAGTGATGCAATCAGAACGGGCGAAACACGGTTGACCAAATCGCCTAACCCTAACTGCCCAATAGTGTTGACTCCCCAACCCCAGACGGCATTTGTGTCGGTTCGAGCAAACGCGCATCCAAGTGCATCAGCACCTGATGGTATTGCCAGTTCAACAACCACCGCAGGCACAGGGATTTTGTGCAGCATCCGGTATCGTTGGTTCGTATTAGTCGCGTCACCCAAACCCAAGCCCAACGCCGCGCCCTTCCCCCACAACTCACCGGTTGATGTCACGCCGTAAATGTTATACCGATTGGCATAAACCTTCACCCACGTTCCAGTTTTTACGCCATTTAGCGCAACCGGCGCAGGCACAGTGCCGATGCCTTCAACCACACTAAAAATGCTGTTAGTGTCCTGTGGCCCGAACGACATAATTTGATCGTCGTTGCTGATAAACGCCAATGACGGTGCGCTGCCGACGGTATCCATCAAAACACTCGCTGCGCGTTTGGCGGGGGTTGGCGTATTTTGTGGCACGAATGAGGGTGTCGTTCCTGTGATTTTTAGCATCCCTGCGCTGAATGGCAACAACGTAATATCGCCCGCGCTATTGATGTATGGCAGTGTGTTTGGCGTTCCACCAAATGCCGTGCCGTCAACCTGTAGCGACCATTTCGACGGTGCTACAGTCGGCGATTCACCCGCCGCCGCGCCGCCCGTTGCAGTGCATACCCAAATGCTGTTATTGAAACGCACTACAGCCAGATAGGTGTATGCGTTTGCGATGTTGTAAGTCCCCTCTGGGTGCATACGGTAAATACCGAGGTTTAAGCTATTTTGTGGCATTTTTACTCCTAGTAATTTAAAACAATGTCAGCGACCGACACAGGCACAATTTCAAAGATGCCTTGTGCCCCATACGCCAACTGACCAGTTGTGTAATACATATTCCAATTTATCGAAGGCACCACTTCACCTGACGATGGGTTGATAGTTTCCAGCGTCAATTCGCCGTTGCCCGAATCTCGAAACCCCCACACCATTGCGGTTGGGGATGTTGCAGCTGGGGTCGTCTCGTAGCTGTAAACAATGCCAGGCTCGGACGCACCCACATTGGTATTAAGCGCAATGAGATACCCAAATCCAAGTGAGTCGTCCAAATATCGCATATTCCAATTCGCAAGCGACAGATTAGCAACCTCAAACGGGTTAACTGTTTCCAGCGTCAATTCACCGTTTCCTATATCCCGAAACCCATACCAGTTTGCATTGGTTGGGGTCGCCTGCGCTGGTTGCCCATATCGAGTATCTAACTGCGTTCGCGTCAATAGCGCCAATGCGTCAGAATCAGAGAGTGTCAGTAATGAGCGCCCAAACGTAGTTGTTGATAACGCGGCTATGAGCGCCAGCGTAGATGAATACGCCTGAACATTCACCCCAATCTCAAGCCCAAGATTTTGTCTAGCAAGCGCTTCGCTTGCTACATCGTTCAAATTGTTGGCGCTCAACAATGCGCCCGGTATTGTGAATGGCGCTGATTGCCACGCACTGCCATTCCAAATGCGCCATTCATTCGCGGTTGTATCAAAATACAACGCGCCGACAATGATTGCGTTGCCATCATTGTCGAGTGTGGGCGCTGATGACTTCGCACCTAAATACCGATCATCAAAATCGTCATACAACAACGCCATTCCCGCCTCAGCAGCTTGCGCAGCGTTTTTACTCGCCAATGCCTCAGCCGCGCTTGCTGATGACTCAGACGCTTTAGTGGCCGCCGTTGCCGCGCTCGCCGAGGATTCGGCGGCCTTGGTGATCGCCGTCGCCGCGCTCGCACCCGCTGCCGTCTGGCTGATTAATGCCGCCGCTGCGCTCGACGATGCCTCACTTGCTTTTGTTGTTGCTGTCGCCGCCGCCGCCGTTGCCTCGGCTGCTTTAGTCTGTATTACGCTCTCAGCCGCATTAATGTCAGTTTCAAGCGTATCTAGCTCGACTTGCAAAGCATCAACTAAAACCTGTTGCGCAGCAATTTGCGCTATTTGCTGCGCAGAGGTCAACCTGACAATTCTTATTTTAGTTGTGCCAACAACAACACGAATAATATTAACGCTCATGGAATCACCGTTTTATCTAATTTAATAGTGCCTTGACACAGTCGGTCTACACAGCCTGCCCCGTCCCACACCTCGATTGTGTAATAACCCACATCGAAAATAAGCGCACGAGTAATTTCATCCGGTATCAACCCATTTGCACCCGTGAAATACGATGCCGCATCCAAATACAATATGCTGGCTTTATCCTGCGTTGCCCGAATTTGCATTTTGATGAAATGGTTGAGCGAATCGAACAACGATACGCCCGTCGCATCAATATATTCAATTGATATTGCAAACGGTGCACCTTGGCGCATCACTAGGTTTTCAATTTGTGGCTCGATCATACGAAGCACCCCCGATACTCAACGCGCCCCGTAACAGGCACATTGAAACTCAAAATATTCTCACCAGCCGCGAGCGACAAAAGCGCAATTTGTGTATCGGCTCGTGACGTGTTGCCATAAACATTCACCCCGTCAACCGTCACCGTGCCAGCGTCGCCGTCGATCACCAGCACCGCGCCGTTTGCCTTTGCCGCGCCATACACCAGCGCCTCGCCATTCGTCGTATTGGTGATCGTCAGCGCCGCTGCAATCGCGCTTGTGATTGTGATTTTTAATTTTGTTGTCACCGCGTTGCCGCTGTTGACCGCGTATAGCGTTGTGGCGCTCGTCAATGGCGATACAGTTAAAGCGTCGTCGTGCCAAAACGGCGCAGCCCTAAACTCGCAAACAACGCGGTTGATCCCGGCCCGAATGTCGTTAAAATTTGGCTCACTTTTTACCAAAACCAACCGCGCCTTCGTGCGTCGTCTGCCAGTATCAAACTCTCCGATTAAATCTCCTGTAGTTTGAACCGCCCCGCGCAATTTGTCAATAAGCCGATTTTGCGGCTCGTTGCAATCGTCAACGACCAAAAACTCAGCCGCGTATGACTGGTTCCCGATCTGAAACCCATCCCCCAGCAGGTCGTAAGCGCCATTTCTGCCCGCTACACGCATCTCGTTGATGTCAGCATCAACGCTCATGCGGTATGCGCTCTCCATACCCGTAAACTCAATGCCGTTAAACGACAAAAGCCTCATCAGTTCCCCCTTGTTGATTGACCAGATCGCATGATCTCGCCAACGTCAAACCCTGTCCGATTGTTGATAGTCACGCTGTTTCCCCGACCGTTGTTTTTTATTGCGCGTTCTAGCACAATTGTCATTGCCTCAATTGCTCGCACAACTGGCGCTGAGTTGTCGCCACCGCCGCGAATTTCGACCGGAATCGTTCTGCCATTTGGCAACGGAACGACGGCCTCCGTGCCGTGCAACGTCGCCGCGTAACCGCCAGCGGGGCCGCTCGCAACACCGCCGGTCGCAAACTCAGGCCGGTCAACACGCGGCCCGCTGCCAGTCGGCGGCTTAATCGCTCGCGGCTGATTGGGGTTATCCTCATAAGGCCGTGTATTGCCCTTGCCATCCACCCACATGCCGATAAGCGGGTCGAATGTCCACGTGGTGGAGGGCGGCGTTGTGCTTGGTGGGGCCGATGGTTGCGGCGTTGGTCTTACTATTGGCGTTGTGGTTGGTGGCGCACTAGGCTGATTAATAAATGAGTCCGTCCACGATTGCGCCTGTGCTGATGGTCGCCCGTCCATGCCACCAATGCCGCCCGGCACATATTGCCAAAACTCTTGCAGCGTGGTCATTACCGGAATAATGGCATTAACAATATTTTGCGTTTCAGTTTTGACCGCTTCGGCTGCCTCTTGCGCCGATTCAGATACCGCGCTCATGCCGGTCTTGACCCCATTTACAAAACGATTGACCGCGCTGCCGCCGTCTTTTTCGATCTTGCTGAACCCGCCCAACACATCATCAACAATTGTTTTTACTGTGTCAACCGTGATTTTTTTTACGTCATCCCACGCGCCTTGGTTGTTTCGCTTAAACTCATCTAGTTTGCGCTTTGAGTCATCGCGCAGGTCGCTATATGCTTTCTGGGCGTTGTTATAGATGGCCTCGCCCTTTTCCTTTAGCGCGGCCTCAATCGCCGTAAAATCGGTAATGTTGTTCTTTTTGGCCTCGGCAATGGCTTTGGTCGCCGCGTCTTTTGCCGCGTCCCATTCGCGTTGCGCGGTTTTTTTGATGATGTCCAGCTTATCGGCGACATCCTCACGCATTTGCTTGTAGGCTTCGGCAACCGTGTCTCGCACCTCTTTGCTCGCGTCTCGCACATCGCGGCCCATCTCGCGCCATTTGTCTTGCACGTCCGCCCGCATTGCCCTGATATCAGCCTCGACCGCCGCTTTTTGTTCTGCGCTCGCGCCCTTTACCGCGTCACGCATTTCCTTGGCTTTCTCGTTTACCGCCGCGCTCAACTCGCGCCATACGTCGCTGGTGTCGTCTGCTAATTCGCGGGTAAATTTGCTTCCAGCGTCGCGGATTTCCTCGAACCCATCCTGTAGCGTGGCCTTGCGGATTTCGTCGGTAAACTCACCAATCAGATCAGCGATATCACCCCAGATGTCCTCCTGGTCGTCTTTGATGCCCTCAGTCGCGGTTTTCTGATCGGCTTTCATGCCATCCCAAGTCGCCTTGGCGGATGCCCGAATCCCTTCTTCTTTAACTTTTAGGTCTGCCGCAATCGCGTCCCATTCTGCCTCAATTTGGGCACGCTGGGCTTTGGTCGTGGTCTTGGTGATCTGGTGCGTTGCGTCAAATTCGGCCTTGGCGCTTTTACGAATCTCGCCCAATGAGGCGGTAATTGCCTTGCTGACCTCACCCCACGATGCGCCCTCACCAATCAATACCTTGGTGGCGCTTGTCACCGTGTCCTTCATCGCCGCGTTGAGTGGGCCGGATTTGTTCAATACGCCATTGATAAAACCTTGAATGGCGTTGCCGCCTTCGCCAAACAATTTGCGCGAAGGCGAGCGCATATCCAACACGCTGCGCACCGCGCTTAACGCGCCATTAATCACGCCGCCAACCGCGTCGATAAGCGCGGCGGCTTTCGACTTCACGCCACCAATGAACCCCTCAATCATGTTGGCCCCAGCGTCGCCAAATTTGCCGACATAGCCCTTAATCAGTGCAATGATGTCATCGAGCACTTGATTAATCATTTTCTTAGCGTTCGCCATGCCGACACGCACAACGCGCTCGGCTTCGTTTAGTGCGTCTGTCCAGCTTTTTCGCCAATTGGCATACCAACCGTCAAGCGCCGTTTTTATATTTCTTAACGCCAGCCCAATCAGGTCTAAAATCGCCTGCATCACGGTATTGCTGGTCTTTTTCACTTCCTCAAACGCGCCCTTCCAGTCGCCTTTCAAAATCTTGAGCGCTGTTTGCACGATACCATTGATAACTGCCAGCGTGGTGTTGATGGCAATCTTTATTGCCTTCCATGCATTCGATAGCGCATTTTGTATTTCGTCACCGTGATCAATCAAAAATTTAGCGATTGAGCCAAAAATAAGTGTTACCGCAATTTTTATAGCTTCTCCGGTATCCCTGATAATTGCATCAATTTTTCCCCACGCATCACGAATTGTCTTAATAATATCGTCGCCATGTTTCCCTAGAAACTCAGAAACAGCGTTAAAAACCAAAATCACAACTGGTTCAAATGCGGTAATTACATCTGTTGCCAATTTCATGGCTGTATCAACAGATGTTTTAAATACATCAAATTTCCCCGCGCTGTTGGCGGTTGCCACTGGCAACACCTGATTAAATAGCCGTTCAGCCGCTGCCTCTAGTGGCGCAAATTTCGCCGGTAGCGTGTCGATGGTGTCGCGTAGTTTTTTGAGGGCATTAATGCCGGTGTCGATTGCGCCCCAAACGCTTGGGGGGAATGTTGTTATAAGCGCCTGCTTGAGCGCATCAAGCGGGTCTTTGAATTGGGTAAGCGCAAGCTGAAACCGGCCTAAAAACCCTTCCACCTTTTTGCCAGCCCCGCCGACCCATTCGGACATCGCATTAACCACACCGGCCAAGGGCTTTAGTAGTGGCTCACCCAGCGTCAGCGCCACTGTTTCAAGTTGGCTTTTTAACCCCTTCCAAGCCCCCGCTAGCCCTTTAGTTTGCGCCGCTGCCGCGCTCTGAGCGGCTCCAGCCGTATTGACGGCTCCGCTCATATCGTTCCAAGCATCCTCACCAGCCATAAGCACCGCGTTGGCTGCTCTTACCGCGTCGGTGCCGAATATTGTGGCTAACGTCTGATTGCGCTGCTCTTGCGTCATCTGCAAAATGGCGGTGCGGGTCGTGCCAGTTGCCTTAGCGTAAGCATCAATTTTGCCGTTTGCGTCGGCTAATTTGTCGTTTTTCTCAGCCAGCGAGTTTTTTAGCTTATCAATTGATAGCTTTTTATTGTCAATCGCCGTTTTTGATGTCTTGGCGTTGCCGGTCATTGCGGCAAGTTCGCGCTGGGCAATCTCTAGTTGGCGGTTCCCAAACCCAATTGCCGCCGTTAATTTCTCGTGGCTCTCGGTTGCTTTTGTCGCCTCATTTGCCTGTTTTTTTGTCGCGCCGCCCGTAACAACCAATTGCGTGGCGTTGTCACTCAGCGCCGCGCTAAATTGCTTCATGATGTCCGGCAGCGGCTTCATTTTGCCTTGCGTGTCATACACGCTGATGCCGTAACTGTCCATGAGCGCCTTTGCTTTATCGGTGGGCGACTGCAACGATAAAAACATCGTCTTTAACGATGTGCCAGCATCGCTACCTTTAATGCCTTGCTGGGCCATAAGCGCAGTTGCGGTCGTAAAATCTTCGATTGGCACTTTTGCCATTGCCGCCACACTGCCGCCCATGCGCATGGCATCGGCGAAATCCTTGACATCACCGCTCGACGAGTTGGCGGCAGCTGCGAGCAAATTTGTAACCTTGGCGGCATCTTCGCCGCTGAGCTTAAACATGTTGATGGCCCCGCTCGTAATCTCGGCGGCTTTGGCCTCATCCATCATGCCAATCGTGGCGAGTTGCAACGTCCCCTTGGCGGCTTTCATGGCCTGATCAAGCGACAAACCGCCTTTTGCCAATTCGGTGATGGCTTTTGCCGCGCCACTTGCACTCGTGTTTGGCAGTTCGAGATCGGCTCCCAGCGCCTTGGCGGTTTTGCTGACCTGAACCATTTGCGCGTTTGTCGCGCCGGTTGCATCCTGCAACACGTTCATGGTCACTTCGTAATCGGCAGCGGTTTTAATAATCGCTACGCCCGCGTCCTTGCTCAGGCTGACCAATTTGCCGAAGCCTTCAACCGCCAACCCGCCGATTTTGCTCAATGCGCCGTTGACGATCTTTTGCAATGCGCCTTCGGTCGTTGCCGCTTGCGTCGCTACGTTTTGCAATCCAGTCTTGACCTTATCAATACCGCCAGCCGCGTTGCCAGTGCCTTTGCCAACCCCATCAAAAGCCTGTTGTATTTTCGTCGCAAAATCACGCGCTTTTGCCTCAGCCGCCTGTAGTTTTGAGATAAGCTCAGTTTCGCTAGCTCTCAAATAAAATACTGCATCACCCAGACTCACTGACATGTTGCTCTAACTCCATTTGCTTTTTCCTTGCCCACTCACGCGCCTGCTTTGGCGATACCGGCTTTGCGCCGGGTATCATGCCTAACATCTGCTCGAACGGCTTTGCAACCTCAATCTCTTGATCGCCGTCTTTTGTGGTTTTCCTTGCCGTTGTCGGCTCCGCTTCTGTTTCGCCTTGTGGCTCACCCGCAAACCCGCGCCAAACCTCAGCCGCCGTGTGTGCCGCTTGCAGTTTTGCCAGCCAGCGCATCCGCGCCACGTAGCTCATTGCCAATCGGGTGCGCTCTATCGCGTCCAATCGCGGGTCATTTGGCATCACGCCCCATTCAGCGAGCGCCAACTCATCAATATCAGCCGAATCACCTAGCCAATCGACCCCATCAGGCCGAACATAACCTCCAAAGGGTAGACCACCCGCAACATTAGCAACAGCGCCATTACAACTTCGGTCTCTGTGCAATGTTTATTGATATGGTCGCGGTCGTCAGCAATGGCCTTGCTGTATGAGCAAACCGCTTCAAACGCGGTGTCGATCATGTCGCTTACAAGTGCAATCACCACAGAACTATTGTTCAGCGATTGCCGCAAGATGGTGTATAAAACGTCGGGCTTTTCGCCGTTTTGCGTCTCACCCTCTGGCCCTGTTTCGACTTTGGCTTTTGGGATGAGGTCAACTAGCCCCAAATCCTTTAGGCTGCTGCCTAATTTCTCAATGATGGGCCGTGCGTATTTATTGCGCCATTTGCTGCGGTCTAGGAATGTCGTTCCTTCGAGGTCGTAAGCCTTGCCGGCTAATTTGATTTCTGGCATAAATAAAAATAAAAATAGAACTAAAAGCCGCGAGTGGTCTCGCGGCTCTCAACTTAAAGCGCCTTGGTCTGCACGAGTAATTGGAAAAACTGCTCTCCAACTGGCTTGCTTGTGTCAACTAATCCCTCGAACGATACCGGCACACCGGTGTTCGATTTGCGACCGTAGTCAAATTTGACATCTTTGGCTGCTGTCCCGCGTGGGATAACCCCGCGAATCCACAGCGTGTCGGCACAATCCGAAATGGTGTAGGCCATCTCGAACCCAAAAGCAAATTCGTCCAAACAAGGGGCCGAGCCAATCACCACCTTGTCTACGCCCTTCGTGCCGGTTCCGGCAGCGGTTTTAACCGACTTTGTGCCACCCGTCACCAGTGCGAATTTAGCCGCGTCGAACTCGATCAACTCGGTTTCAAACGTTACTGAGCGGTCGGTAATCACGCGCTTAACCGCTCCCATGCTTTGATCGCTCATGATCTCAAGAACCTTAAGCGCAATAGTTTGCGATAGCGGCTTGGTCGTTTCGCCAAGTTCCACCCACGCGCCGCCCCACGCGGCCCCAGCTAGCACAGTGTCGGCGGGGAATGCCTCGCCAACGTTGGCGTAATAAATACGCGCTGTGCCAATAACAATTTTGTCGGCATCAACTGCCATGTTGTTTTAACTCCTTGCGGCTATGGCCTCGCCAAAACCGCGTAAAAACCCAAACTAAAAAACCACTCTGTTTCAGGTTCCTGCAACAGTTGTGGCAACTGCTCACATTCGATTCGATACGATGGCCCGCAGCCCTGATCGTGCATTGCGTCATACAGCGCCATGCCGCCTTGCCGTGCCAGCGCCTCGGTCGCGCCATACGCTAAAAACTGATAGCTGTATCGCAGAATCGCCCCGCTGTAATCGGGTCTGCCGCCGCGTGGGTTGAATGTCACCGCTGGCCCATCAGCCGGTTTGTAACCCGCCGGTGGGTGCAGTGACGCATACACGCGCCCAGCAAAAAACGCGCTAATGGCACTCTTTGCCGCCAACCACGCTCTCAACTCTGCGTCCACATTCCTCATAATGCCTTTAGCCGCGCCCTGATTGCATCCGGCAACGTTGCCGCCGCCGGGTATAAAAACGGCTTGGTTTTGACTTCGACAAAAATAGCGTAAATGGCGCTTGAGCCAAACATGGCGGTTGCATCGCCGAGCGGCGGGGCCGCGACCGAACGCCGACGCACCATGCGCTTTTGTTTTGGCGACCAAAGCCGCGTATCTACGCCCTGCGTTAATCCCGTGCTGCCCTGTTTGCTGACCGCATAAGTTGACCCGCGCAAAAAGCCGGTATCAACCGCCGCGCCTTCACTGGCAACCTTTGCCGCGTCAACCGCCGCGCCGTGCATGGCCTCTTTCACATTCTCACGAATCTGCTCGAGCAGCGCTTTGCCGTGCCAGCTAAAAACCATGCTCATTGCGTCACCAATTCGCGGCTAATCTCAGCCACAAATCCACCCGGCCCACGCTGCGGCAGCCCAACAACCTCATACAACTCACTCACTGCCAGCGCTGTGCCGTGTCGATGCGTGATGCGCACCCGCGCCAATTGGTTGATATCTGCCGTCAATGGCAAGCGCAGTTGGCGCGTCATGCGCGGCACTTCGGTCTTGCCTAATGCCTCGCTTGGCCTGCCACCTTCGCCAATGGCGTTAGCGTGTTCAACCCCACATTTGCTCGTGCCTGCGCTGGTGTAACTCACTGCGGGTTTGCCGTAGCTGTCAACCGTGCCAGCGCCATAGGTCAGCAGTTCGCATGTGTCATTCATGCTTGCCAACTGATCGGCGCGTATCAGTGCCAACGTGGCAGGGTTTACGAAACCGGCCATGTTGCCACCTCCGCGTCGGCCTCTTGCTCGTGCAAATACCCAACATAGCCAGCGCCTAGCCCGGTGTCGGTCTCGCGCTGCGTCGCCATGTCGCGCCAACGTTTGCCCACATCGCCGCGCTTGACTGTCAAGCCGTCGGCGGCGTGTTCTGTTGGCGCATTCGCCCACGCCGCGCCCACCGCCTTGCAAAGTGCAATAAAAACCTTATCCGCGTTATCTTCGTATTTCGTCAACAGCGCGGCAATCGTTTCGTCAGGCACGTTGTCGCCGTTTGGCATAATGCCGCTCGGCGCAATGGTGGTATCTCCAAGATCAAAACGAATTTGGTCTCGGTCTGTGGCAAGGGTGGGCAAGTAGGTAAATGCCATGGTTACTCTTTGGGCGGTGGGTCTGTTTCGACCGGTTGCGGATCCGGCTCTGGTTGCGGTTGGCTCTGCGCCTCAACGTATGCCGCGATGGTTTCAAGCGCAACCGCGATTGCTTCGCGCTCGTTTAACACCTCAATTTCTTTTTCCTTGTGACGCGCTTTATCAAGCAAGCCGCCAAGGGCAGCAAATTCAGGCATAGCGGCGATTCGTTTAATCGCCGCGTTTGCACGGGTGCGGGCTACGTCAGTTCGCGCCGCGTATACATCTAATCGCATAGTTTTAGACTGCTAATGGTGCGGTGTAACCAGTTGGCACCGAGTAAGTGCCGTTGCCAATTAATTGCACAGCCGCGCCGGTGCGGTCATACACACCAAATCCAGCGTAACGCAACAAGCGCGTAATGTTCAAATTGCCGTCGGGCGAGTGCAATTCAGGAAAAAACCCTTGCAACGCCGGTGCGTCATATTCGCGCATTTTTAGCACTGGCTCAGTGTTACCAAGCGAAGCCGCCACCATGTAGCTATCGGGCAAGCGTTTCCACTCAACCACCCACATGCGGGCGCTCTTGAGGTAGCCTAGCACCTCATCACCGAATCGGCGAACCTGCGCACCCTCGTTGTTTAGCACTTCGCCGGTCAGCGTGGTAATGTTCTCATCAGGCTTGTCTTTGAATTCAGTGAGGGCGGTGATTGAGTCAACCAAATTGCTCGGCACATAAGCCACGAATGGGCCACGATTGCCGGGGTGCTCGCTCAACTCCTTACGCAACGGGCTGAATGGGTTGTGGGAATCATCAATAGCGTCAGCAGTTGCGCGATAGTGGTTATCGGTATTCACCGTGCCACCGGCAAAAGCGTATTTGTCGGTGTCGCCACTCGCCAAACCCTTTACGCTGATGTCGCCGATAGTGCTGTCGCGGTCGGTGTAAGTCCACGCGGTGTTGCTGAACAACGCCGCGAGCATGTGGCGCATCATCCAATCGGCATCTTTGAGTTGAGCGCCAAGCACATCATCATTAGCTTGCTGAATCGTCATCAACTGACGGCTCACGCGGTCGGCCCCGAACGCAGTGCCGCCGCCTTGGATCGGGAATCCAAGCTCGTAATAGCTCCCACCGGCGACGGGTCGCGGGTTGCCAAATTCGTCAATAGGTTGCAATGTGCCGCTGGTGGGCAGATTAAACCGCGCCTTTGCGGCGGTTGTGCGAGAGGCCAAAACGCTCGTTACCTCGTTGAGTTGGCGAGTGTGTTCGGCTACAGTGGCGGTGATCGCGCTGCGCACCAACTCAACATTCTGAGTGCCTGAGCCAATCCGTTGCGCAAAAATTTCTTGGAGGTTGTGAAACCCGTATGCTGTGTTATTTGCCATGATTTTTACAGGTCAACCCGCAGTAATTTATCGGGGGTTGTGTTGCTGTAGCCAGCAACCACCGTCCCAATAACCTTGCTTACTGTGCCAGCGGCGGTGTCTAAACGCCCGTCGGTGTCGCTCAAATAAACCTCTACGCCGTAATCTAGTGCGGCCAGTGCTTCGCCAACGTCCAATAAGCCCTTACGAATAACCGTGGGGGCCTTGGGCTGGCGGCTGGTGCTTGTTACGGCAATGCCCACGCAACGCGCCAACGCGCTCGTGGTCGCCTTTGCTTTGTCAATGAGGCCGCTGGTTAGGTTGTATTTCACGGCGACACCGGCATCAATCGCTGCCCCGGCCCCGCCTGTGAATTGCTCAACAACCTCAACGACCTTGACATCACTTGCTGTAATCGTTAATAGTGACATTTTTCCTCGCAGCTAATTAGGTGTAACTGCGCACCCGTGTGGCTTCAATTTGTTGCCGCCGTTTTATCTCCGCCTCGCTCACATCCTTACCGCTTGCTGGCGGTGGCGTGGCCGGTATTGTTTGCGTGGGCCGTTTGCCCAACGCATCGGCATTTTTTGCCAACCATTCAATTTGCTTAACAGGCGGTAGCGCATCTAGCAAGCTCGTAATATGCGCTGGCAAATCTTTTTTGGCGGCATCAGCCTGCAATTTGATTGCTGACTCATACTCAGCCAATCGCGCCTTGGCGCTTTCGAGTTCGCTCAATTTGCTGTTTGCCTCGGCAATCTCGGTCGCTCGTGTCTCTGCCAATTTCTGCCACTCGCCATTTTTGGCGGCGGCTTCGTCGGCGGCCTTTTTGGCGGCCTCGGCCTGAGCTTTCTCGCTCATGGCTTTCTCACGCGCCAAACGATCTTTAATAATCGTGTCCAACTCAGCCTGAGTGAATGTTTTTTCCGGCTTTGTGTCGCTGCCGTTCGCGTTGGCTGTTGCTGGTGCAGTTGCAATTGTTGGCGGTGTTACCGCTGTTATGGTTGTGGCATTTTGTGCCGGTTGTGTTATATCTGCCATCGTCCCCCGCGTTTTGCCCTGCGCGTCAGGTAATAAAAAACGCCCGCTCAAAGTCCCATTTTTTGGAACTTCGAGCGGGCGCTATTAGCGACTGCTACTTATTAATGTGTATTATATCAGTTTTTTACTGCCTCACCTTGGGGCGCTTAACGTCGTATTTCCATTCCACCCATTGAACAATAACAACCAGCCCCGCGTCTATGGCTATTGCCAGATCACCAAGTGCTGCCCGATTGCGTCCGATATGGGCGCTCACCATAAGCGCGGCTTGGCGAATAACCATCATAAATTCACGCTCGCTGCTTTTTGTGTTTATCTGAACTCTTTCTTGCAATGGCAATGTGTTTTGCATAATGAATCTCCAATGGCACGAAGCGACCCAATTGGCTGCCAGCCCTTTGCCGCCTCAACGACACAATCAGAACAATGATCGGCCACACCCAATAGTCGTCTCTCCTCGGTGTTGCCAGCGGCCTTGGCAATGTCGCTGCGCACATCCTCAAACGTGCCGCGACCGGCCTCGGCATACATTCCGGCCCGCGCTGGCGTGTTCCTGCCGGTCTGCGCCTGTTTTGCAAATCGCTCAAAGAATTTAAACTCGCGGCTAATTGCATCGCCGATCTTTTGCAAAATCGACGCGCTCACATTTGGCGCATTTGGTTTGCCGTTCACCGCGTCACGCAGCACGTTGAACCCACCCACCGCCAACGCCGCGCCGACGATATGCACGATGCGAATCTGCGCTTTGGTAATGAGCGCCCACGCCGCGAACGTGATCGCACCCGCGAGCAAATCCTCGGCATTGCGCGAAAATTCGCCCCGTGCCACCAACAAAACTTTATCAAGTTCATCGCGGGTCTCGGTATAGGCCGTGCCGCTGCTATAAATATCATCGCTCTCGGCTCCTAGCCACATTTCATCAGCCCGCTGCCGCCACCATGCGACCGCCAACTCAATATCTGCTGGTTGCACCAAATACGCCATTAGCGCACCCCTGTGTTTTTGCGATCAAAATTGTTTTGTAGTACGAAACAATTTTGAGTTAAACATGACATTAACGCACCCCTACGATTTGGTCAGTCAGCAACACCCGTGCGCTCTGCTCAAGCTCGGCTTCACGCATTGCGCTTAACTTGGTGATCATCTCATCGTTAAAGCCCAACTCGCGCCACCGTTGAATATATGGCAACTGCCCAGCAGCCGCTCTTGCCGCCACAAGTTGGGCAATATCGAGCGCGTCATTGGGCAAAATCGCACGCTCTTTAAATGAGTGCTCAAAATCGCCATTCTCGAACGTGCCAATGCCTTTAAAAATATTGGCCTTGGCCCCAATGGTCAGCGCCATCATGTGCGCACGAATCAGCACGGCCTCAAAATTGCCACGCGCCTCACGCGCTCGGCTGATGGCCGGGGCAAGTCGGCGCTCAACCTCGGCCCCACTGGTTGCGCTTTCAATCACACGCCAATACCGCATTTCTGGCAAATCTCGTTCAAGCGCTTGCTCGGTCGCCTCTACCACCGCCAACACATCGGCGTATGGCAAAGGCGGAACCACGCTTTTTAGATCACTTGCGCCCGGCAATCGAATCATCAAATCGCGCTCGGCATCGGCAATGTTAAGATCGCTTTTACCGTCGGGCGATTTAAGCGATACCGCTGGCAATGGCCGCCCGTCTCTGTCGGTTGAGTTCGCCAGAATTGCCCACACTGACTTGCTGCCAAACAACATGCGCCCCAATCGCCATGCGTAGCGGTTAAGCATGTCTATCTTATCGAGCGCGTGAACATAGGCGCTGGCCCCGTAAATACTGCCGGTTGACTGAAACCGCCCGTGAGCAATTGGCACAAAGTCAATGCCCAAATCGGCAGTGGCGACCCGCTCCGTAGGCGTTCCAAGCTGGGCTTCGCTCGCGTCGCCCAGCGCATGAACCCACATACGCATTTCCTCGCGTGTCCAAATTTCTGTCCGCGTCAGCGTTCCTGTGCCGCTGGCAATCGGGGTGTCAATTCGCGCATAGGTCAGGTTGCCGCGCTCATCCTGCTCAATCGCCGTGATTGTGTCAGGCCGAATAACCTGCATGTATGGGCTGCCGTCGGTGCGCTGAGATATTTTAATAAACACATTGCCGTAAGCCGCGAATTGGCGAACAGCAACCTGTTTGTTTTCAGCCCAATTCGACCAACCCCAAATCTGGCGAATTGCTGCCGCGACCGTATCGCGTGTCGCCACGACTGGCAAAGCCGCCTCTAGTGGCCCCGGGCAAACTGTCGCCGCGTAAAACTCAACAACAGCGTGCGCCGGATTTCGTAACGACAAAACCCGCTCGCCGCCTGTGTCGAAATTCCTCAGCGCGACCGTTGTCGCGTCATACAGCGCGTTATTCTCGTAATACGCCCACAACAGCCGAAAATATGCGGCTATATTGGTCTCTTGCAACAAAGTTGGGCTGTCGCGCTTGCTGCTCGTCGCCCCCGCCACGCGGCTATATCCTAGCCAGCCCATCACCCGATCAATAAAATTCATGTTTCACTCCTTGCCCTAAGCCCTTCCGAAAGCAAATTCTCGGTATAGATCACCAACTGGCTAAAACTATCCACCTGATCTTTAAACGCGCTGCCCGGGAACGAGAAAAGCTCATTCTCAAACTCCAACAACCAAGGCGCGTGCTCGCTTGGATGCGGCAACAATACCGAGCCATTTTTGCACCACACCGAAGCCTGATTGCCGCGCTGCTCTTTGTCGCCACGCGGGTTAAACGGTATGATCATTTCGCGCAACCAGCCCACCGCGCTTGATTGCAGTGTCTGAATGGCACTAATGCCGCTGGCCTTATCCTCGATAATGATGCCGTTCAATTTCCTATCGCGGTAATCGCGTTCGGCAAACCGCGTCACCTCGTTAATCAGCCCCGCAAATGGCACGCGCCCCCGCCATACCTCACGAGTGATCAGCCGGTAGTCACTCGTCAGTTCGCCCACCGTCAGCGCGGTATAGGCGTTGTCGGTATCGTCTTTGAGCGCCGTGTCCCAACTGTGCCACCGCGCCACGCACAGATTAACCAGTGATCTATCACCCGCGTCGTAGCGCGAGTCATCAAAATACTCGCGTTTGAAAATCGCACCACCAGCCGCAACGGGGTTGCTCTGATATGTGGTTTCCCACACATCAAAAGGCGTTTCGTTTTTTAATTTCAGCACTACCTGCAATGGCTTATGTTCGGGCCAAATTACCGCGCCGTCATGCAGCCTGTATCGTGTTGTGATTGGCATTATTTCACCTCAGCCGTGCCGACCCGCTCGCCCAGCATCTCGTGCTGCCAATCGTCAGGGTATGTAATGTCGGCAAAATAGCCGCCTGCGCTCTCGCTCATGGTCGCCATGCGCACCACCACGAAGCCTTTGCTGTCTCTCAGCATCTGGCTATAAAAATCCTCTGGGTGCCAGCCGTTTCCGATCATGATCACGCGCCCTGTTTTGCTTTTTGCGCGGCTAATCAATGATGAGTGTATCCACTGCTCGCCTAATTTGCGTTGCGCTTGGGTGCGTGTGCTGTCCATATCTAGCAGGTCATCGGCGATAACCAAATCGGCGCGGCTACCAATCACACTGCCACCGCGCCCCACCGAGAATACCGTCGGGTGTAGCCGACCGGCTCGCGGTTTGCCGCTGGGCGCTAGGCTCCACTCCTCGGTCGTGTATTTGAAGCCGGTCGCCGCTGTCAACAGTGCCGCGCCGGTGAATGTGGCTTGCCACGCGGCGCTTTCACACATCGCCCTTAGCGACAATGACCGCTTCTCAGCCACCGCCCCCGCAACAGATGAAATGATGACGCTGTTTTCGGGGTAAAACCCAATGTAACACCCGACAAACGCCAATACCCAAGTTGTCTTAGCGGTCTCAGGCGGGGCGATGATCAGCAGTTTTTTAATACGTTCGTCGCAAAACAGTTGCAGCCAAAACGCATGATGCGCCGCCGCAATAATCGGCGCTCCAAAATCATCGACCATGTGAATGCCGGCAAATTTGCGCACAACGTCAGGCGTGAGGCGGTTCTCAGCCTTCGCCAGCCGAATTTCGGCTCGTGCCACTGCAATCATTTGCCGTATCCGTTCGATCATTTCCATAAATCAGCTAGCTTGCTGCCATATCGCTTGAGGTCGTCGGCGCTTTTCTCAACCAACTCAGTCGCGGCAGTCGTTAATAATTGGTGTTGAAACGCGCCATTAATGCCATTGCCCTCAATTTTCTCGGTAAATAGTTTGTGATGCTTCCCCAAATGCACCAATGCGGCCTGTGCGTCGTGAAGCTCGAATTTAATTGTCGTCTCGGGCGCTTGATCTTCGCCAACCAGCCGCGTTGTTGTTTCAACTTTTTTAATGAGCCTCATCTTTTTTTGCCGCTTGGCCTTTTTGAGGTTTACCGCCCAATTGCCGTTTTTATCTACGTCGAAAAAGTCGCCCATATCGCCCCGCGCATGTTCGGCCAGCCGCAAAAGCACCTCATCGGCGCTCATTGCAATTTGGGCAATTCTGGCCTCTACCGCCTCAGCGATGTGAGGTTTTGTCAGGTTTTCATACCCAATCTCACGGGCGCTTTTTACGCTATATCCAGCTTTTCGGGCGGCCTCTGACGCATTCCAACAGACAAGATAATGCTCAACAAACAGGCGCTCTCTGTTTGTTAGTCGTTTTTTCTTCGCCGCATCATCTGCACTCATTTTTAATTTTCTATCGTAAATTTTGCTGATCGCCTAATCGACGCGCCCAAAACCCCGCAATTATGCCGACTAGCGCTTAATTTTCTACGGTCATATCGGCAAGCATCGCTAAAATATTTTGCAATTTCTCGCAACGTTCAGCCAGTGCTTCGGTGTCTGCAATTAATTTCGTTAAAACCAAATCAGAATCGTCAACTATGGCTTTTGCCGCTTTGCAATTTTGCCAAACTGCGCCCAGATTGATTTTTGGCAATGCGCCAAATACCGTTAGATCGTATGGCGGCAATGTGTGGTTATGCGGGTTATGTTCGTCGGTATTAACTGTGTAATCCCATCCCTGCGGGTCTTGTTGAGTGTTATACATATTTACTTAAATTTTAATCTGCTCCGAAAATTTCTTCATGCAATTTCTCGCCCGACCATTTCAGCGTATGCCGTTCTCGCGCCCCGCGCCAATTGAACAAATAAGCAATTGCCTCACGCACCCCAACAGGCTCGCGGAACAGTGACGGCGACTGCCAGCCAATTGCCAAACGCAACACCGTGCGCAGTGTGTGCGTTCTGCATAGAAATTCCTCATGCAAATAATGCAGTTTATCCACAACCCACTCAGCGCACGCCCAAAGCCCCGTATTTGTCAAAATTCGGTCGCAGACATTAAACATTTCACTAACTTGCCGCTCCCATTCAAGATATTTATTGCGATCTCGCACAAAAAGCGCCCACTCCCGTTCTGAGCGTTCGCGGTGCTTTTCAAATTCAGCTTGCCCAATTTCGGCAAACACATCGTAAATATTTTTGGGTTTCATTTACCTACGCTTAAACCTTGCATTTAAAACATTCTCGACAAATTTCGCTACGGCCTGATCAGCGTTTTCGCATTTCACGGTCAACGAATGAATAGCATCATCGCCACAATCCCAACCGTTTTCGCCTTTGCCCGGTATTGCCACTGGCACAACTGGCTCGATGTCCGCACGGTTGAAACGCCGTTTAAAAGGCCATCGAGGCCATGCCCACACTGAGGTAAAACGCCGTATTTTTAGCGCGTGTTGCTCGCCGTCAATCCACGCTATGCGCTCGACCCGCTCAATATCAAATTCGCTGTATTTCGTGCGCCCAAATAAAACGCGAAATGGGCTAAAGCTAAAATGCCAGCCGGATTTAGACCACCCAGAATCATCGTGCCCAATTGATACATACCCCCAATCGTGAGAAATACTAAACCCTGTTTCAAGACTTCTCAACCCCGCGCCCTTGCCGCCATGATTGGTTGAAAATGTGATACACAAAAATGGCAGCGCCAAAAAAATAGAATCGGTGTTACTAAATCCGTTTGAGCAAAAAAGCAAACCGAGCCGAAACCCAAGGCCAAAATTTACATCACATCTAAACTCCTTCCAATTTAATCGCGGCAATGCCAAAACAAAATAAAACTCGCGCCACGATCTACCGCCGCGCCAAAAGTGAAAAATCTTTGACTGTTCTTTGCTTTTTTTATCAAAAATCATTATTTTGCTCTGTCCTTCCATCCCCCCCCAGCGCCCGATACGCCTCATAGCCTAGCGCCTCAATCACCAAGCCGCCCATTGCCTCCGACACAAAGGTTCGAGTGCCAACCGTCGGCAAACTGTCGTAAACCCACGCTGTGCCGTGCTTCACTTGACGCTCCCCGATTTTTTTACCAGCGCCAACACCGAATCGGGCATCGGCAACCCCAACACATTCAGCGATTCAATCATCGAAGCTGTGAATTTAGACATAATTAACACTAAAGCCACCGGCACAAATGCCCCTAACCCCGCTGATTCCGAAAACAATTTCAGCACAAAATAGGCCAGCGCATAGGGCAGATGATCAACAAGAAAATTGGGTAATTTGTAAATAGTAAATTCCCCCTTGCGCCATGCGGCAAAGATTGCCAACCCAAACGACAAAAAAACCGCGCTAATGATCGATTTAACGCCTGCATCGTTAAAAAATGATGCAATAAACGCCTGAATCGCCAAGAGAAACGGGGCCACCGCTGCATTGTTAGTGGCATCTGCCATTCGTGTAATCTCCATTATGTTTTTACCTCCGTGTTAAATTTGCTTTGTTGCCAGCCATTGCTACGTGCTGCTAATTCCATCTGTGCAATCGTCGCTTTCAATTCTGTATTTTCGCGTCTTAACTCATCACGCTCATGCGTCACGTGAACCAATTCGGCTTTTTTATCGTCCAACTGCGCTTCAAGCCGTGCCAATCGCGGCAACAACTCATTGAGTTGCGTTTGCATTGCCTCAATTTTGTCTTTTAATTCCTTATTTTCCTCTAATGCAAATTTGAGCATAGTGGTATGGCTGGCTAATGTTGTCTGCGTTGTTTGTGTTGCCATATTCGCCTTGTTATCTACCCACGATTTCACAATTGGAATGATTGCGATCAATGCGCCGCCTGCCAGCCCAATCAATGTGCCATTGCTAATGCCACCACCGCCACCCGCTGCCGTCAGCGGGTCAATCGTTGCGGGTGTCGCAAATGGGCTTGGCCCCTGAAAAAAAATATCAAAATTTACCATTGAACACGCACCGACCAGCCCGTATAGGCCCGTTGCCAATCCCCCAGAAAATATTCACGGTTTCGGCCCGTGTTGCCTACCATGAAGTAGTCGGGGTCGTGCGTCACAACGTTATTGTCCTTATCCCCCAGATATACCAACCAATGTAAACCAGTAAACCCTTTATCGTAGCGCTGAGTGATCTGCCCATAATTAATCAGGCAAATGTCGCCGCGTTCCGGCGTTTGATCGTTCACGTATTGCGCAGTTAGCCCATATAAGCCAAAAAGCCTTACGAGGTCGTAGCCGGTGCTATAACCCGCGCCAGACTGCCTTACCATATCGGTTAATTTGTCGATTGTTACGCCCGGCGCTTTTTGCGCCCAATCCAAAACCATTCTCACACAAGCGTGCCCACAATCCGCACTGTATTTCCAAGCGCCGGGGGCGTTTTGGCTTTGGTAACTCCAATTGGCATACGGCGGCAACCAGTTTGGCACATTGCGCCGATTGTCGACCAATCGCTGCGCATCTATGAACTCGTCAATCACGCTCAATTTGCCCTTAATGCCGTATTCCTGAGCGCCAACCCGCCTATTAACCCAGCAAAACAAGGCCAGCATGTGTATTTGCTGGTTGTGTGGCTCGGCGTTCCATCGCGCAATTTCGCGGTAGGCCTCAATAATCCACCCTCTACGCTCGTCGCGCCACGCTGGGGTTTGTGTCAATTCGGCGCCCGGGTTTGTTTCAGGAATGTAAACCGGCAAAAACCGCCAACGCTCAGGAATCGCCGACATTTGGTCGCGGTAATTCTGAAAATCGTAATGAATGTCCTGCATGGGCCAATCGCCAAATTTACGGCTCCATGTCACACTGCTTGGGTCATTTGTGTGGCTGTAGGTGTGAATCGTGATCGCGTCCAAATCCGCAATGTTGGCTATCATCGCGTCCCACCACTGACGCGGGGTCAGGTATCGCCCGTCGGCGTGGCGTGTTGGGCCATACCATGCCACCGCGCCCGGGCTGAGCAACACATTGGGTAACGCCGCTTTGATTGTTCGATAGCAAAGATTGAAAAATTCTGCGTAGCGTTCGGGCGTGATCTCAACGCCACCCCATTCACCGTCAGCGTTTTGCTCGTTGCCAATACAGCAAGCAATTGTGGCGGGGTGTCCGTTTGGGAGTTGGCCTTTCAAATAATCCATCAATCGCCACAGATAATCACCCGCTTTACTGGCCCACGCTTGCCACTGGTTTTTATCAGTGGGGATTGTTCGACCGTATTCCTCGTTTAGCCGCACAAACAACCCGCCACCGGCGCGAATATGACGCAAGGCCAAATCAAAAGGCGGTTGCTCGCCAACTAACGCGGTATGCACTACCCAGCCCGGATTACCATCCGCCCACACCTGCATATCAGGGAAATCATGTATACCAACAGTTCGGTAATGGTCGCCCCACGCCAGCGTTGGGTCGTGTGCCGGTTTTCGCGTGGTAATTACCGGCAAATTGCTGCCGCCCCCCGCTAAATCTGTATCGCTCATCGTGTTATATCCACCCTCCCAGCCGCGCCAATCACCATGTTGGCGTAGGTCTGTTCATTGGGCGTTAGCCGCCCAGTGAAATACACCTGCGTACCGCCCCAAAATGCGCCTAAAGCACATTGCCAATACCCCAATTCGGCTTTACTGAGATAGCGCAAGTTATAACGATGCCACGCACCGCAATACCGATAATCCATCTCGTATAGCACCCACGTTCCCCACGCTACATTTGTATCAATATCGCGCAACTGGGCCGCCGTCGGTCTATCTCTGAACTGATAGCCGATTTCACGCGGCATCACCTGCATCAGCCCAACCGCACCGGCCCCGCTCCGAATTGTGGGATTGCAGTCACTCTCCACCCAGATCAGGCCCATCAGTAACCGATTGGGGATGCTGTAATGGAAACCCATCCGCTCGGTAGCGCTTAATACCCGCGCTCGGTTGTCGCCGCACAATGGCGGGCCTTGTGATGCCCCCTCTTGGGCCGTCGTCGCTTGGGCCGTCGCCGGTGTCAGCAGCAACGCGCAAACAATCATCAATACCGTGTATCCTAATTTCATCAACCCCCTCAAGCGGGTCAATCGTCAGCGCCCAGCTTGCCACAATGACAAACAT